ACTACCTTTGCAATTCATAGCAAGGTAAAAGTCCCAGATAACATCTTCATCAGTCATCTTAACTTTCATTTGCCACTTATCTTCTTTCTTAATGTAGGTCAGACAACCTTCACCTTCAAAAAGACCAACAACCCATTCGATACGATCAATGCACTTCATGCCAGTTGTTTCCTTGTTTTGCATCTGCTGTGATTGGGATTCTGAGGTTGTAGTATTCTCCAGCTGCTGCAGCGCTGTATACCAAGGATGTTTGTAAGTCTTGTGCATGTTCGGGTGAACATTCAAATTGGAGTTCGTCATGAATGAATGCAAGCTGTGATGCACACAGCCCGGTGGTTTTAATAGTGTTGTTGTTAATGAGCATCCAGCGTTTAGCTACAATGCCAGCGGATGATTGAAGTAAATAATTAAGTGCTTTATGTGCACTGTCTACTCTGATCTTGCGACCATCTATTGCGGAAACATAGCCCCTTTTACTTGCCTCTTTAATTTTTTCAAGTAATGTCGCAAGTCCATCGATAGCATCCACAAATGCCTCTCTAATTTCCTTACCTTTCTTTTTAGCTTTCGCATCACTTAGTTGGGGATCAAAGGAATGTCCGATTTTGGCGTTACCTGCTCCGTAAAGGAAGGCGTAGGTGATAGTTTTGACATCCCGTCTACTAATTCCGATTTTGTCGGCATTAACTTGGTGAATGTCTCCGTTAAGGAGGATGTCAGCGTAACGACCTTTGTCAAACCGAGCAAGATAATGAGCAAGCATCCTGAGTTCAATACCTGCAAGATCAGCACCAACCATAACTTGACCTGGGGTTGGCATGAATAATTTTCTGTATTCTGGGTCACTTGGTACTTGTCCTAAATTTGGTTTACGGTGTGCGCAACGATGAGTGTGAGTTGCTACAGAACAGTGATGATGAATACGACTAGCATTCGTACATAGCTTGAGCCATGCGTTCATGCCTTCCGATATCATCCCCAATTTCTTCGTAATATCGAGACATTTCAGAAATAACAAAGCTATCTCCGACCCAATATCCTTTAGGATTACTTCGTCGATAATTGCCTTGCCTGTTGGCGTCAGGTGTGTCGCTTCCCAGTTGTATTTTTCGTTTAATATCCATGCGATATGATCCCTTGATGTTGGATTTAACTCTTTTAGGCGTGTAAAAGGAGCACCTTCTACATACCCAGCTGATTTGTTATTTCGTTTAGGAGTAAATCTCGGTCCTTCAACGAAAGGATGCTTGTTGCGTAGTATTTGATAAGTTTCTTCAAGCTCCGATCGGAGAGACGATGCAAGTTTCCATGCAGCGCGTTCATCAAAATACCATCCATGCAACTCTTGTTGAGTGAGGATTTTTGCAATGTCATGTTCTAAAGTAACCCACTCAGGTAAAGGTGGAAGTGGTCGCATAACTGTTTGGTGACGTTTACATCTTGAATGCAGTAGTCCTGCATCTCTTGGCTCCACTCTTTCCAATCAGAGGTTTTGCCAAATGAACCTTTAAATTCACCTAACCTGTACCCCCAAGATTCAAGAGAATGGCGACCATGCATTTGTGAAGGCATGTTTTTCCATCTAGTTGCACTATCGTATCCCAACATATCTGCATGATACAAACGGGAAAGCAATAGTGTGTCAACAATCAATGCTTTAGGATCGAACCAAGAGTAAACCTTTTGAATGCAGGGTATGTCATACCCGATGACATTGTGTCCTGTGATGATTTGAGCGTCCTCCAAACGTTGAACGCCTCTAACAATCGGTTCAGTGTTGCCTTCATCATTGTAGACAAGTGTTTGATCGGTTTGACTGTCATAAATAACAAGACAGTGGATTTTGGTAACATCATCTAAAAGACCATCTGTTTCAAGGTCAAAGATAAGCATTAGCGCCCATTCCAGCGGTACGTTTTGTCAACAAATTTGGCACGTTTTACCATTTCAGGTTTAGGTGGATTAGGAGGAATAGCAGTAAGTACTGTGCCGTCAGGCTGCTCATAAAAATAAGCAAACCTATGATCTTCAAAAATCTGAATTGGGGTCGAATTGTTCTTCGGATTCAGTTTCATTAAATTTACAAGTGGATAAATCGTAACTCAAAACACAGGCGACACCAACTTCGCCAGAATGTCTATTTTTAAGAACTCTAACTGTTGTATCGCTTCCATTTTTGTCGGATTGTTGATTGCGTTCCAATCCAATGACCGCATCACTAAGTTGAGCGATTGCAGCGCTTCCTCTAAGTTGTCCGAGGGTGACCCTTGCTCCTTCTTCATGGTTTTTGTCTTGTTGTGTTCTTCGCAAATGACTGACAAGGAACATTGCAATACCAGTCCGTTCAACAAGTGAACGTAACCGTGTCATTGTCGTGTCAATCATTTTCCTTTCATCACCATCAAGACCACTAAGTAGGATAGAAAGGTGATCTAAAAATATAACCCTGCAGTCGAGTCCAGCAGCCAAGTATTCGATCCGATTGTAGATGACATCAGGATCAAAGCTACCGAAACCATCGAAAAGATAGAGATTCCAATTAGCAATAGTGTCTTGATACGCTTGGGTGAGGGTAGATCGTTCATGTTCTCCGATATGTAGTGATTTGCCAACGGATGCTGACATCAACCCTAGGGCTGTACGACGGTTGGATTCTTCCAACGCCAAATAACCGATCCGTTCCCCCTTGTTAAGAAGGTTAGTTGCAAGTTCACGACAGAAGCTGGATTTACCGATACCAGATCCTGCAGTGATTGTGACAAGCTCTCCATACCTGATCCCGTGAAGCTTTGTTTGTAATCCTTGAAATGGGTAGTCATGATCTGCTGCTGGTGATGGTGTGGTGATGACATCAAGTAAGTTTTTGGCATCAATGATGCCTTCAGGTTTGTATTGAACGTGGTCGTAATTACAAACAGCTCGGATGGCTTCAGTGTTGTTGTCCTGTAAAGCCTCTGAGGCATCCTTGTAATCGTCTAGAAAGCCGATGAAAACCTTTCCAGGTGGTAAGACACTTGCAGCCTGCTTAGCGCCTTCCTGGCCTGCCTGATCATTGTCAAAAAACAGGACGATTTTATCGTAATAATTGATCCATTCATAATTGTTTTGGATCGCTTTCTTTGCAGAGGCTGCACCGTTAGGGATGGAAACAACAGCCCATCCAGGCTGTGCCTCCCAAACTGACATAGCATCCATTTCACCTTCAACAATGACAAGCTTTTGCGCTTTGCCTGTTGTTTTGTGACGGAAATTCTGCATACCAAAAAGTGTTTTGACAACACCTTCGCAGCGAAAGTCTTTTCCTGTTGTTCTTACTTTAGCCCCAACAAGAACTCCATCCACGTCATAATAATAGTGACGAAGAAGTTGTCCATCTTTGTAGGTTTTGAAGAACTCTGCTGTTTGTTCGCTGATGTTTCTGTTGGATATGCGGATGGCAGATCCTTGTAACTTGACATCATTCATTTTTGTGGAGTGTTGAATTGACCCATCGCCTGTTGTGTGGTAACCACATTTATGGCAATGTTCGTGACCATCTGTGTAAATGCTGTTTGCATCTGACGACCCACATTCAGGACAAGGTAAGTGTCGAACAAACTCACTTTCTACATTAACCATTTGAGTGGAATGTTTGCGAAAGAACACCAAGGAATGCCAAGCTTTTCACAGTAAGCAGCATAAGTTGTTTTTGATTTTTTAGAGATGGTGTTGAAGGGTGCTTGAAATACCATCCGAAGATCTATGTCAGGGTTTTGTTCTTTCACTGCTTTGATCTTTCGTCGATCAGCAGCATCCCAATACCCTTTGCATTCCAGCCAGACTCCATTCGGAAGAATGAAATCTGGACAGTATTTATGCTTAATGACATAATCCACCTTGATGGTTTCATATTCATACTTGACATTTAGATTGACAAGTAAATCAGCAACCTTTTCCTCAAGTTTGGAGCGGAATGCCATTATGCATCTTCCAATGCTTGTTCAATAAGTTCATCCACAATCTCATTAACTGCACGTTGCATCTCATAACGGAAGTCGTCACGGGATTTTTTGTACTTGGTTACAGAGATAGGTGGGAGCTTAGCAGTCATGTCGCATTGGTAAAGACCAATCTCTTCGTTCTTAAAAATGTTAAGTTCAATC